CGTCTACGGCAACTCGGCCGTGTTCGTGAGCCGTCCGGGTGGCCTGGTTGGCGTGGAAGGCTCCACCTCGTTCTCCACCTGTCAGATCTTCGCCTTCGAAGACATGACGGTTGAGAACTGGGACGATCCGCGTGATCGTCGCATTGAAGGCCGCGTGATCGACAACAGCACCTCGGAACTGGTTGCCCCGGTGTCGGGCGTGCTGGTTGCTGATGTCACGAGCTGATGTTTGCTAGCCACAGTCATGGGGGGGCAGGAGTTTCGATTCCTGCCCCCCCGTGTTCGCATAAGGGGACACCATGCCACAGTACGCCGGCTATGCGGAACTTGAGTCATCGCTTGATGCCAACATCATCGCGCAGCTCTCAAGCGATACGGGCAGCAACAACCCCGGCGCGAACTGCCTCGTGGACACCATCCTGCAACGCGCCAGCAGCGTGGTGCAGGCGTATGCACGCGTGGGGAACATCTACACGGACACCGACCTGAACACGCTGGCGGCCGCCAATGATGGCCTCCTCGTGATGCTGACGGTGGACTTGGCGACCGAGATGCTGTTCCAGCGCCGCGCCATGAAGATCACCCCGGCCGTGGAGGCGCGGGTGACCCAGGCCCGTGCCATGCTTGAGGCGCTGCGGGACGGCAAGATGATCTTCGGAGCGGTTGCCAAGGCCGCCGATGCCGGCGTGTGTGAGGTGGCCGTTGTGCCGATCAACAACCTCGCCTGGTACAACAACGTGAGCAGCAGCGCGTTCTTCCGTCCTCGCGCCCCGAACATCTACCGGGGCGGCTAATGGCTTCCGATTGGGGCAAGCGCGTTGCCAAGGCGCTGCGCGACCCCGCGGTGGTCAACGGCATCGCCACCCTCGTAGGCCGCTACGCGAAGCAGCACATTGCAACGAGCCGCGGTCGGGACGAGAGCGGCGGGGAAACGGCGTTGCAGCCCTTGGCGGCCGTGAAGGGCGAATACTGGACCACGAGCAAGCCGAAGGACTCCGCGGCCATCAAGGCCACGCGAACGGTGGTCGTGGTGCGGCAGCGCAAGATGAAGAACGGCAAGACCGTGGCGAAGCCCACTTCGGTCACGGAATACCTCGTGACGGGCGAGTCCTACCGCGCTGGCGGGAAGCCTCTGCGCGACACCGGGCAGATGATGCGAGAGATGAACGCCAAGGGGCAGACGGGCGGCAACGGCATTTCGATCATCCTGTACGGCCCGCTGCACGCGATCTTCCACGAACTTGGGTTTGAGACTAGCGGTCCGAACTACATCCCGCTGACGCGCAAGGGCAAGCGGTCGCACGCCACGGGCAACAACCCCACCAAGGAGGGCTTGGTGCGCGGCAAGGACTTCGTGATGGCTTGGCAGGGCGTGACCGTCCCCAAGCGACCGTTTATGATTCCGACCAACGATGAATGGGGAGAGATCGGAAAGTCGATTAGACTAGGCCTCGCCCGAATCCTGAAAGGAAGAAGCTGATGGCTACCGCAATTTTCGTCGCAGGACCAACCAAGATCCAGGTGAACCTCGGAGCTGGCTACGTTGACCTCGGACTGACCGACAACGACAGCCTCCCGCAGATCACCTACACCGACAACGTCCACGAGATCAAGACCGTGGCCTCGGGCGCTGTGCCGGAGGAAATGGTGCTTCAGAACACCACGGCGGTCATCTCCTGCACCCTGGTCAAGTGGGACGCGGCCAACCTGACGGCCTTGGCCGTGCGGGAGCGCGGCGCGGAATACACCACTACGGTAGGCCGTCTGCTCATCAACGGCAACGGCACGTTTGGGGTGAAGATCCTTCCGCTGACGGCTGGCAAGACCTCATACACGTTCGCAACGTGCATGATCATGGGCGATGCCATCAACCACAGCAACTTCGGCAACGTGGAGCAGCGTCTTGGGCTGACCTTCAAGGCCATCCCGACCCCGTCCACTAACGTCCTCGCTACCTCGTCCTCCACATGATCGACCTGAACGAAGAAAACGACCCGATGCTGTTCCGCGTCACCATTCCCACGGGCGCGCTCGTGATCCAATGGAACGAGCTGGTGGCCTCCGTGCAGAAGCGCAGCATTGCCGGCGGCGAACAGCCGACCGTGGCCGACATCGCCAACGCGATCCGGGCCGTGGCACGCACCCCCGAGGTGGCCCAGCAGGCCGCCGACGAGGTGCTGTTCGCGGTCTTTGCCCGGTTGGGCAAGGCGGTACAGAACGCGGGAAACTGACACGGGAGGCCGCCGTGTTCTTGGCGACCTATGGGCGGCCTCCCACCGACTTTGACCCGGAGACTGCTATGGGCCTCGCGCAGAACATTCCCATGATTGAGGCGCGGCAGAGCATCGTTCAGGCACGGGCCATCGCTATGGCGTTGGGATCGGCAGAGGTGGCGCAGCAGACGGTGGCGCTGGCTACCGGGGATGCCGACCTCGCCTTCCGTATCCGCATGAACCTTGAGCATCAGAAGGCGGTGGGCTGATGGCTACGCAGAACGCAGCGGTGTGGAATGCGCTCCTGACCGAGATTGCCAACTGGATGGTGACCGAGGGCTACGGCAGCGCCGTGTACCTGTCGGAGCGGCCGAGTGATGAGACCATCGCGCAGTACGCGATACAGATCATTCCAGGCGGCGACACCGCGCTGCATTGGCGGTCGGGCGTTGGCTTGCAGGAGGCCAAGATCGACATCGTGGTGTGGTGGCGCGGCCTCCTTGACCCGGTCAACCGGGCCACGGAGCGCATCTCCGGTTCCAATGGCATCGAGCAATTCATCGACGGGCTGCGGGTGCTGCTCAATCAGAACGACCTCAACGGCATTCTCACCATCGCGCTGACCTGGCGCAACGGCGGTCAGGTTGAGCCAGCAGAGGACTTGGTTGGTTGGATGCGCGGCACAGAGACCTTCGTGTGTGCCTTTGAGAACGGACTGTAACCATGCAAGACCTTGGACGCATCGTCATCGACATCAACGAGCAGGGCAGCGCCAAGGCTGAAGGCATCAGCGGCGTTGGTCATATGGCTAGCAGCGAAGGCGGTGGAGCAGCAGCGGCAAGCGAAGAAATCGGCGCGCTTGCATCGGCGGCAGGGCTTGCGTCTACGGCGTTCACGGCGGTGGCTGGTGTGTTCACCGTGCTGACAAAGGTGGTAGGGGAAGTCGGCAAGGCGCTTCTCGCCTTGAATCGCTTTGTTCTTGAGGTAGCAGGCGATCTGCGCGACTATAGCCCAGGCATCCAGCTCGCGGAAGCACAAAACAGAATGGCGATGGTGTTCACCAAGTTCCGCATGGGGATGCAATACGGCGGGGCCATCGGCGCACAGATGCTTGAGGTGGGCCGCATTGAGCGTGCGTTCGTGGAAATCCGATCTGCGTTCGCTGGTATAGGCGCAATCTTCCTTCGCCCAATCACGAAGTACGTTGCCGATGTTCTTGACAACCTGAAAGAGTATTTGCCGAAAATCACCGAAGCGATGGCAAAGGCAGCGGAGGCCGTTGCGGTGATGGTTCAGCTTTCCTCTTACGGCGGTACATCAAGTTCCCTTGCTCGTTTGGCTGTTGGATACAAGTATGGAGAGCAGGGGAAAGAGCTCTTTGATTTTATGAATCCTGCGGGCGGAATTGTTGCCACGTTCAGGGAGATGGCACGCGATCTCCGCGCCCTGAACCGCAAGACCCCGGACCCCAAGATTGACTACGGCGCGATGAATGAACCGTTCTTGGCGGATCTGCGACTCATGGGAATGAAGGGCTTCTGATGTCTACCAACGGCAATACATGGGTGGCGTTCACGCTGGGCGACAACACGTTCACGCTTCCGTATGCCAACATCACCTCGTGGGATGCGCGAGCGATCTACGCGGAAGACGGCTACACGCAGATCCGCTACGAGACCACCATCTCGGGGTCCGCGCTGGTGTCTTACGGAACTTCGACCTACACCACGCTTGCAAACCTACTCAAGAAGGAACCAGGTCGCGTTGACGATGTCAAGATTTGGGTGACTGCTGACGGTGGAACCGAAACAGTATACGAGTCCTCCGGCCCGGATGCGCTGCGCGGTCCCCTGATGTCCATGACCGTCACGGAAATCAGCGGCCGGCAGGCGGCGATGGTCACGTTCACCATCGTTGGCCACGCGATGGCCGAGGAGGACGATTGCCCGATTGTGTCCCATCGGTGGGTGCAGTCGTTCACTCTTGATGCCGCGGGCCACATGACGCGCACGGTCACGGGCAGCATTGTTGTTGACCTGTCGAACACGAACGCGGACACGACCTACGCCGAGGACAACACCGCTGCCCAAGTCAACGGCAAAGCGCCTTGGGCCGACCTGTTCCGTAAGGCCATCTTGCCGACCCGTCCGCCGGATGACAGCATTTGGCGGCGCGAGTCGCAGACGTTTGCCTACAACGAAAGCGGCAACTCGCTCATCTACACCATTGTTGACACCCAGGCGCGAATCAAGCTGCCCGATAGCGCGCTGACAGGTAACTGCGAATTCACCTACGAGCGAAACAGCTCTGACCTAACTTTTGCCATTCTGCGGTTTAACTGTGACCTTGAGGGTCCGGTGAATGGCGATGTTCGGCACATGATGTGGTCGGCCGTGGTGTTGGCGCAAACCCGCATCCCGTTCCGATCTGCAATGATTGATCGGATTGTGTTCTCCGAGCAGGACATGATGACGCGGTCCAAGGTGCGCGTGGAGATTCAGGCACGTTGCTATGCATGGCAGGGAGATGTTCCAGCTCCTGGAACCTACCCGCCAGTTCCGCTTGCGGATTACATTGGCAAGTTCTTCACGGTCGTTCGTACTTGCCCGGAATACCCGGATTCCTATGGCGGATACAAGGGCATTGCTTCTGTG